CCGATGAAATCGCAATCCGGATCGGACCAGACCGGGTCGAGGTGGAAGAAGACGTCGCCCGAGCCGTCCTGCGGGTGATACCCGAAATACTCCGACCAGTCGGCGGCGTAGCCGAGCTTCACGCCCGGGCCGAGGATGCCGCGCACGTCGTGCAGGAGCCGCACCATCTCCGCAACCGCCGGAAAGCTGTCGCCGGCACCGCGGATCCGGGTGAGCCCGCGCATCTCCGACCCGATGCAGAAGGCGTCGACCGCGCCGGACCGCGCACAGAGATGTGCATAGTGCAGGATGAACCGGCGATAGCCGAACTCGGGCGGCCCGGCGTAGCCGACGCTGGCCGACACGCCCTGTCCCGTGGCGACGAAGTCGCCCGGGTCGGCATCGCCGAAGAAGGCCCGCACCTCGGCCTCCGCATCGCTCGTGCGGTCGGGGCTGCCCGGCAGCCCCGGCGCGAGCGACGTGGTGATGCGCCCCCGCCAGGGCAGCACGGGCTGACCGGGCGCACCGGTCCAGGGATTGGGCAGGGTGTTCCCCGCGAGCTGCTCCATCAGGATGAACGGGTAGAACGTGACGTGCTGACCGCGGTCCTTCAGCGCCGCGATCGCCTGGAGGACGGAGCGGTCGGTCGGCGTCCCGCCATAGACGGGCCGGCCATCGACATACGGCACCCGCCCGGCGGTCTCGCGCGTCAGCCCGCTCACGGCCCACGGCATCGTGTCGGAATCCGCGATCTTCTGCTCCACCTTCGGCCGCAGCCGGCAGTCGCCGCAGCGCAGGTCGTCGCCGAACCAGGACACGATCAGGGACGTGGCGCCGCAGTTCGGCGCCTCCTCCCGCAACTGGTCCAGCGACACCTCGATATCGGTGCGTCGCCGCGAGGCATTCATGTTGGCGGTCTTCGTCCGCCCGATGCCCTCGTCGAACGTCACCCGCTCGCTGGCCAGCGCGTAGTCGCCCGAGCCCGGCATCAGCGCCACGCCACGGATGACGCTCGAGAGCGGCCGCGCGTCGTAGGGCACGCGCGCGGGGTCGCTGGGGCGCACCACCTCGAAGGACAGCTGCGGCACGCGATTGCCGAACTCGCCCAGCTCCATGTCCTCGATCACGACATAGGCCGTGCCGCGGAAGGCGGGCGCATTGCCGGCACCCTCCACCGCCTCGATCTTGGGGTCGGGCTGCTGCGTCCGGTCCCCGGGGTATAGGCGCAGGTCGAGATCTTCGCGCGGAATCTCCTGCCCGTCGGCCCAGACACGCGGGACCGAGAGCACGGGCCCCTCCCCGAGCGCCAGGGCGAGGCTCACGCGATAGCTGTAGCTGATCGTCGTCTGGCTGCCAGCGGCGCCGCCCCCCTTGCCGCCGACCTCGTCGCGGTCCTGACGCTCCTCGAAGCGCGTCGCCCAGATCACCTGCCCGGACACGCGCGTGCGCGCATAGCTCAGCCCGATCGCCGCGCCCTCGCTGGCACCGGTGATCCGGTAGCGCTCGAGCCGTCCCACCTCGACGGGCTCGCTGCCCGTCCCGAGCAGGCGCGCGTCGATCACGCGGCCGAGCGTGGCGCCCACCGCGCGCCCGATCACCGCCGAGGACAGCCCCAGGACGGAGCCGCCGAGGGCGCTGCCGATCGCGCCGCCGGCCGCTGCAAGTAGGATCGTGGCCATCGTCAGCTCCCGCCGGGAAAGGTGAACCGGGCCACGACGCGGCGGGCCCAGGCATGGGTGAAGGCGCTCTCGATCACGCCATGGCCGCACATCGCATGGATGAAGCTCGGCCCGTCGGCGCGCATGGCGGCGATGCCAAGGTGGCGGGCCGCGCCGCGCTCGCGCACGCGGAAGAGCAGCACGTCGCCCGCGGCCCCCTCCTCCGACGGCGCGCGCCGGTGCAGATGGCGCGCGGCGGCCTCCAGAAGGGTCTCGCGCGCGTCGGGGCATGCCCAGTCCGGCGAATAGGCCGGCACGCGCTCGGGCTCCTCGCCATACATCTCGCGCCAGACACCGCGGATCAGCCCGAGGCAGTCCGCTCCCGCGCCGCGCATCGCCGCCTGGTGCCGATACGGCGTGCCGAGCCATCCCCGGGCGATCTCCACGGCCCGCGGCCCGACCTCGCCCGCCATGTCCGCAACCGCGCCGCTCAAGGCTGCACCGGCGGCTCCAGCCGCCCCCCGTCGTTCCGGCCCGACCGCTTGGGATAGGTCGTCAGCCAGTCGTCCCCGGGAATGAACGGGAATCCCTGGAAATTGAGCGTGTTGGCGAACTTGTCGCGACAGGTCGACAGCCGCTTGTCGCATCCGGCCTGCAGCCGCACCGCGTCGCCGGGAACGACCTCGGCCCTCAGGCCCTGCCAGAGCGTCACCTCGCGCAGGCCGCCCGCCACGGTCCGATCCGCCTTGATCATCCCGACCAGACCGGACGCCGCGCCGCTCTCGACCACGAAGCGGCCGCGCGCGAACCAGTCGGGCGCGAAGCCCGACACCCCCGAAAAACGGAAGCGCTGATCGCCGAAGGCCTCGGCCACGGCGACCGTGGCGGACCGGCCCGGCGCGCTCATGTCCACCCCGCAGGAGGCGTCCCCGAGGCTCGCGCCGCAGATCCGCTGGTAGGCGCGCCCCTGCGGAGCGCCCAGCGGCTCCGAGAGCCCGCGCAGATCGGCCCGGAACGCCCCGTCGGAACGCGTGATCTCGCCCAGGCTTCCCGAGAACACCACGACGCGCTGCGCAACGTCCTCCCAGTTCACCAGCCAGCAGACGATCTTCGCGCCGTCATAGCGGCCCGCGACGATGTCCGCCTCGCGGATCGCGGCATCGCTGAGCGCGCCCATGGCCTCGACATTGTCGACCGAAAGCCCGGTCTTTCGCGACAGCGTGCCCGACGTCAGCCCCGTGCCCGCCCGGAACGTCCAGCCCTCGAAGGCGAGATCCCGGTCATGGTCCGTGAAGCCCAGCCGCACGCCGTCCGTGCGGGTCAGCCCCCAGGCGCGGCAGGTGGTCGTCACGCCCGTCGCCAGGTGCGCGTGCAGCGCCGCTGCCCCGCTCATACCCGGATCTCCACGACGGGAACGGACGGCACCTCGCCCGCGGCGAAGCCCGCGCAGGAGATGTCGAGCCGATCGGTGTCGAACCGCACGGGCACGTCGAACTCGAAGCCCGCCGTCACCACCTGCCCGCCGCCCGGCGCGACCGCGAAGCTCACGCGGCCCGTGGCCGGATCCACCGTCCAGTCCTGGCCCTCGGCCTGCTCGACGCCGCCCACGGCCACGCGGACGGTGCCGGAGACCGGCTTGGCGATCCGCCGCTCGTGGCTCTGCGCACCGGAGACGTAGCGCTTGACCAGGTCGTACTCGGTCCGCGCGCCGTCGCCCTGCCCGAGCACCTGGTCGTCCGCCGTCACCCCGGACGAGGGCAGGCCCGAGGTGAAATCCGCCCAGTCCTTCCACCGGAAGCCGAACAGCTGGCCGCGCCGCGCCTCGAAGAAGGCGATCAGCCCGGCGACGTCGTCCATCGAGCGCATGCCGAGCCCCGCATCGTAGCGCCGCCGCGACTCCGACCAGGGCGAGTTGCGCTCCTCGAACCCGTTGACGAGCGTCACGATCTCGGTCCGCCGCTCCGGCCCGCCACCCGAGCCGAGGCTCAGCGAGGTCGGGAACCTCACCTCGTGAAAGGTCATCGTGCTGTCTCCCCGGAAATGTCAGCGATTGCGCGCGCCGGTCGCCAGCGCGCGGCCCATCTGTGCGGCGATCTGCCCGCGGCTGCGCTGGAAGCTGGCCGCGTCCGGCGTGGAGATGTTCATCACCACTTGCACCGGCCGTCCTCCGCCGCCCGCACGCACGCCGAGCGCGCCGTCCGGCCCACGCTCCAGCGGCAGGACGGCTTCGGGCCCCGCCTCGCCCATCAGCCCCGTGCCGCCGCGCATCGGGAACAGCGTCGGGGCGGAGACGACGCCGCCCTTGGCGAAGGGCTTGACCCTGCCCCGCGTGAACGCCGCGCCGTCTGCGAACCGTCCCGCAGCGCCGACAGACGCAAGCCCCGCGCCCAGCAGATCGCCCAGCCGGTTGGTCACCGGGCGCAGCGCCGCCGAGTAGGTCGCGTTGACGAGCGTCCGGCCGACCGCTTCCAGCGCCTGCGAGGCCTCCAGCCCGTCGAAGACGAGCCCGTCGAAGGCCCGTCGCAGGCCGCGGCTGAGGCTGCTCGACAGGGTCGTCACCGACCCGCTGGCCTCCGCGAGGCTGCGCTGCATGCGGGACAGCTCGCCGTCGAACTCCGCCACCAGCATGCTCGCGCCCCCAAGGCTGTCCTCGAGGCGCGCGATCCGCTCGTCCAGCGGCACCCCGTCGCCGATCTCATCCATCATCGCGACCGTCTCCCTTCGCATCCGGATAGGCGCGGGCGAGCGCGTCGAGCCCCGCCCGGGTCATCGGCGCCGTCGCCGCCGACCGGCCCGACATCACGAGAAGCTCGCGCGGGGTCAGCGCCCAGAACTCGCGCGGCGCGAGGCGCAACTCGGCCAGGCCGAGCCGCATCAGCCCGTCCCAGTCGAGGGTCTCCTCCTGCGGCATCACCCCTCCGGCGGCCCGAAGGCGCGCACGATCAGCGCCGCCGCCACGCGGCTGGCCTCCAGCGGCCCGCCCTCGATCTCCGCCGTCAGCAGGTCCTCGGAGGTGCCCGTCCAGCCGCCGCCGCGCAGGCCGGCGACCACCAGAGCGAGCACGTCGCGCGCGCTGTGGGCCCCGGTCTCGAAGCGCTCGATCAGGCTCACGAGGCTCCCGCCCTGCAGGTCGGCCTCCAGCTCGGCCAGCGCGCCGAGCGTCAGCTTCGCCGCGTGGCGCTCGCCGTTCAGCACCAGCGCCACTTCGCCCGTCCACGGATTGGCCATGGCTCAGGCCGCCGTGAACGAGATCGCGCCGGCCGAGGCCATCGACATCTCGTAGGTCGCCTCGCCGTCATGATCGCCCGCGTACTCGATCGCGGCGATCTGGAACGGGCCTTCGATCGTCCCGAAATCCGGCACGATCACCCGGAACGCCGGCGCCTGCCCCGCGAAGAACACCTCGCGCGCGCGGGCGTCGGACGCACCGTCCTTGAACACGCCCGAGCCCGAGAGGCTCGCGCTGCGCACGCCCGCGCCGGCCAGGAGTTCGCGCCACCCGCCCACGCTGTCGAGCGAGGTGACGTCGACGGTCTGCGCGTTGAAGCTCAACTGCGTGGCGCGCAGGCCGGCCAGCGTCTCGAAGCTGCCCCCGCCCGTGTCGATCTTTATCAGGAGGTCCTTCCCCGCTTGAGCGCCCATGGCTTCTCTCCATTCCTGTGATGTCTTGAGCCTGCAGCTCAGTCCTCGGCCACGAGCGCCGAGAAGCGAAGGTCGATACGCCGCCGCGCCGCGCGCCCCGCGCGCCGCGCCGCCGCCCGGACGAAATCGAGGCGGACGACCCTGCCCCGCGCGAGCGGCGGACGCGCGTCCATCAGGACGTCCGAGATCGCCGCCGCCAGTTCCTTCGCCGCCTGGAAGCCGGCCGCTTCGGAGACGACCGTCACCGTGAAGTCGTGCCGCGCCGCGTGACCGGTCTTGTCGCTCCTGTCGCGCACGTCCTCCGGGCCGAGCGTCACGTAGAGGTCCGGCGGCACGCCCGGGGGCGCGGCGTCGAACACGCTCGCCTGCACGGCTGGGTCGCTGGACAGGAGCTGGTAGATGGCCGCCTGAAGGGCCGCCGCTGCGCCATAGCTCATTCGGGGACCTCCTCCTGCACCGTGTCGCAGACGAGAAGGCGCGCCTGCGCGTCGGCGTCCGCGACGGCGACGATGCGCAGGACGCGCCCCGCCTCGCGAAAACGCATCCCCGGCCTCGGCCGCGACGGCCGGCCGGGCGGCACGGCCCGCAGCGTGACCCGCATCCGCTGGGTCGACAGCCCGAGCGTGTCGGGCGCCGCCTCCCGTCCACGCGCCGGGTCCACGAGAGCCCATATCTCGCCCAGCGCGACCCATGTCTCGGCGTAGCCGCCGGCGCCGTCCGGAACGCGCTGCGGCGCCTCCAGCGTCAGGCGGCGATTGAACGCGAGCCGCCCCATCACGCCACCCCGCGACCGATGCGGCGCCGCTTCCATGCCGAGAGAAGCCGGGTCACGCCGAACGGCATCTCTGCGCCGGTCTCGCGGGCGTCGTGCCGGTACTCGTAGTAATAGGCGGCGAGCAGGATCACCGCATGCGCCAGGTCCGGCGGCACCTCGGCCCAGGCCGCGCCGAAGCCGGCGCGGAAGGTCACCGTCGCCTGCCCGCCGGACGGGATCGTCGGCAGGCTCGCCCCGGTCGCGGCCAGCGCCGGGCTGTGCCGGTCGGCCCGCAGCCGATAGCGCGCCGGTTCCACGGGGCTCTCGGAGCCGGCGGCATTCGTCACCGTCACCGAGAGGATCTCGCGCACCGGCGCGACGGGCAGACGCTCTGCGTCGCCGTCGCCCCAGTCCTCGACCTGCCACGCGAACTCCCGCACCACGAGCGCCTTGCCCGTCCATGCCTCCACGGCGGCGAGCGCGGCACGCAGATAGGCCTCCAGCAGGCCGTCCTCCGCGGACTCGTCGGGAAACCCGGTGCTCAGCCGCAGGTGATCGCGGAACTGAAGCACCGGCAGCGCCTGTCCCGGCACCGCGGTCAATTCGGTCAGCATCATTGCGCAACCACGCTCCTCATGCGTCCAGTACACGGGCGGGGATCGCGCCCCGCCCGCTTGGGTGCCAGGCTGCCGATCAGGCGGCCGAGAAGCGGAGCACCTTGATGGCGGCGAAGTCGGTGACGTCCCCGCCCACGCGCTTCGTGGCGTAGAACAGCACGTGCGGCTTGGCCGAGTACGGGTCGCGCAGCACCCGCATGTCGGGACGCTCCGCCACGGTGTAGCCGGCCTCGAAATCGCCGAAGGCGATGGCCGGCGCGTTGGTGGCGATCTCCGGCATGTCCTCGGCGATCACCACCGGGTAGCCGAGCAGGCGCGCGGGCTCGCCCGCCGCCAGCCCGTCCGACCAGAGGAAGCGGCCGTCATTGTCCTTCATGCGCCGCACCGCCCCCGCGGTGCCGGAGTTCATCACGAAGGTCGCGTTGGCGCGGTACTGGGCGCCGAGCGCATAGACGAGATCGACGATCGAGTCGGCCGAGCCGAAATCGCCGTCCGCGCCCGTGGGCACGTAGCCGATCTCGCCCCAGACCCAGGTCGCGTTGTCGGCGATCGTATGGCTCAGAAAGCCCCGCGGCTGGCCGGACCCCGTCCCGCTGACGAAGGCCGCCGCCTCGGCCCTCGAGAACTTCTCGGCGATGCGCTCCGCCAGCCAGCCGTCGACGTCGAAGGCGCTGTCGTCCAGCAGTCGCTGGCTGGCCTTGGGCATCGCGGCCAGTTCGTGCAGCGGGATCGAGATGCGTTCGATCGTCGGCGCGCCGGTCTCGGACTGGTCCGACGTCTCCGAGGCCCAGCCGGTCTCGAGGTCGCCCCGGTCGATCAGGACGTCGTAGCTGCCCGACTCGACATTGACGACGCGCGCGACCGCGCGCACCGAGGCCGAGCTGTCGAGCACGCCGCGGATCGTCTCGGAGGTCTGCGGGTCGACGAGATAGCCGCCGTCGCCCGCCACGGCGGAGTTCAGCGACTTGCCCTCGAATTCGAGCGCGCGCAGCTGGTCGTCGTCGCCCGAGCGGAGATAGGCTTCGAAGGCCTTCACGTGCGGGGCGGCGAGATCCTCGTGCCCGGGCACGGCGAGGGCGGGGCGCGCGAGCGGCGCGGTCTTGCGATCCAGCATGGTCAGTCGCTCTTCCTGGTTGGTGATCCTGGTCAGTGTCTCGGCGCGGAAGGACTTGAAGTCCTGCAGAAATCCCGTCAGCGCCGTCTTGAGGTCGGCGGGCTCCACAGGCGTGTCGCCGTGGCGGGCGCCGCCGGCCCCGGTCTCGGTCTCGGTCGTGGTCATGAAGGTCCTCGGTTTCTCGGATCGGCGCCGCTCACGACGCGCCCATGTCCCGGCGCGCCGCCTCGATCGCCGCCGCCAGGTCCTGCAACAGGGGGTCGCCGGGCGCTTCGCCCTTGGCGCCCACCCGCGCCTCGGAGAGCATGGGGAAGGTCACGAGCGACACCTCCCAGAGCTCCAGTTCGTGCAGCAGGCGCCGGCCGCGCGTGTCGCGCTCCGCCCGCTTCGTCCGGTAGCCGATCGACAGCCCGTCGAGCGCGCCCGCCGCGATCAGCGCGCGCGCCTCGCGCGCCCGTGCCACGTCCGCAAGCAGCCGCCCCTTCACGAACAGGCCCGTCGCGTCCTCGCGCACCTCGTCCCAGACGCCGATCGGCTGCGCCGGGTCGTGCTGCCACAGCATCTTCACGCTGCGCCCCTCGCCCTTCAGCACGGCCAGCGATCGCGCATAGGCCCCCGGCTGGACGATATCGCCCCCCCGGTCCACCTGCCCGAAGACCGAGGCATAGCCCGCGATGCTCGCCCCGTCCGCGGGCCCGTCCGCCGGCGCGTCCGCGAGGCGCAGCCGCGCTCCCTCCGGCCGGCAGAACTTCGTCTCCAGCCCCGTCGCAGTCTCCATCACGCGTCCCCTTCGATCTGTGCCGGCAGGCCGAGAAGCGCGCGCTTCTCCGCGTCCGACAGGAAGTCCGCCGCCCCGATCCGGCGCCACACCGCCTCGCGCTCGGGGGCGAGCGCCGTCACGCGGTCGGGGTCGGGCCGGAGCGTCACCGGCGCGCCGTCGGCGAAGCGGCTCAGCCAGTCCGACAGCGTCGCCGTCACCTTCGTCGCCAGCGGCAGCACGGTGCCGCGGTAGAAGGCGCGGTTGGCCTCCTGGTAATTGGCGTAGGTCGCGTCGCCCGGGATGCCGAGCAGCATGGGCGGCACGCCGAAGGCCATGGCGATCTCCCGCGCCGCGGCTTCCTTGGTCTTCTGGAATTCCATGTCCGAGGGCGAGAAGCCCATCGGCTTCCAGTCGAGCCCGCCCTCGAGCAGCATCGGGCGGCCCGCATTGCGCGCGCCCTGGTGCAGCTGCTCCATCTCCATCAGCAGCCGGTCGTACTGGTCCGGCGTCAGCGAGCCGCCGCCGTCCTCGCCGGAATAGACGAGCGCCCCCGAGGGCCGCGCCGCGTTCTCCAGAAGCGCCCGCGACCAGCGCGACGCCGCATTGTGCACCTCCACCGCGGCGGCCGCGGCCGAAAGCGCCGACAGCCCGTAGTGGTCATCCTGCGGGTGGAAGGCCCGCAGGTGGCAGATCGCCGCCGGCGCGTCCGGGGACAGCGCGAAACGGTGCCGCTTCGCGCCCACCGTGTAGTCGTAGGCCACGGGCCAGCCGTCGCCGCCCGGGATCACGCTCATCCGGTCCGAGCGCAGCACGTGAAGTTCCACCGGCAGCCCGCCCTGTCCGACCGCCTCCACGAAGGCGTTGCCGCTGAGCAGGAACTGCCCGTAGAGCGTCTCGAAGAAGGCCGAGCGTCCCTGCGCCGTGTTCGGATTGCGCAGGAGGTCGAGAACGGGATGGCGCTCGAAGCGCCGGGCGCCGTCCTCGCACACGAGATCGAGCGCCGCGGCCGCCTCCGCGATCAGGCTGACGGCGCGAAAACCCACCGGGTTCCCGACGAAGCCCGCGCGCGCCAGTGCCGCGCCGTCGCGCGCCCCCGGCGCCGGCCGTCCCGCGCCCGACTGCACGGCGACCGGTCCGGTGGCCGACGCCTTGCGCTCGCGCACCGGAATGGCGCGAACGGGAACCGCCGGCGCCGTCCTGTCGCGCCCGCCCGCGCCCTTTTGCGCCCGCCTGTCGTCCGCTGTCTCGGGTGCCCGGCGGCGCCGGAAGAAGTGCCATGCCATGCTGTTCGCTCCTCGTCGGCGGGCGTGTGCCCGTTCGATCCCGCGCAAGGCTCCGCACCGCCGCGCGCCGGAACGACCGGCACCGCGCGTGCGCACCCTGCATGGTTCATCGCTGCTGTTGCGTTCCCGGGTGCCGCGCCTCAGCGCGCGAGCGGCCGGATCTGCGGCGCCCGGCGCTCCCGCGCGGGCCGGATCATCAGTTCCGTCAGGGCCCAAACGAGCGCGTCCACGCGGTCGGGACTGCCCTGCCCCGCGTAGCCCGCGATGGTCATCCGGCACATCTGGTCCTCCAGGGCCTGCAGCCCCCGCAGATGACGCACCCGGCCCTGCTCGTAGAGCGCGGCGACCGGTTCGGCCCGCCGTGCCTTCGATCGCGAGGCGTGCACCGCGCGGTAGGGCAGCTGCGGGTCGAACTGCTGCAGCACCTGCTGCACCATGTCGCCGCCCTGGTTCACCTCCGCCACCAGCCGGTCCCCGCCATGCCGGTCCATCGCCGACACCGCCGCCTGCGCCCAGGCGGAGGGCGAGGCGCCGGCGACGCTGGCATCTTCCAGCACCCAGGCCACCCAGTCGCTCGGCGATCCCCGCATCTCCGCGCCGGCCACGATGATCCCGCACAGATCCGAGCTCGCCTTGCCGGTCGCCGGCGGATCCAGGGCGACCACGACGCGATCGAGATCCGGCGCCGCCTGCGCTATCGTTCCCTCCAGCATCGACAGCGTCCACAGAGCGCCCTCGATGTCCTCCAGCAACTCGCCGTCCAGTTCCTGCCGCCCGAGCCGCGTCCCGCCATAGCGCGCGCGCACCTCCTCCAGGTAGGACGGCGCCAGATGCGCCCGGTTCGCCTCTGTCGGGGCACGGGTGACGACGGTCGAGGGCAGGCCGATCAGCCTCTTCAGCACGCTCGTGTTGCGCGGCGTCGTCGTCACGCAGGCCCGCGGGTCCTCGCCCAGCCGCAGCGCGAACTGCAGCATGTCCCAGGTCGCACCTGCCCGCGGCCACTTCGCCAGCTCGTCGGCCCATGCCGCGTCGAATTGCGGGCCGCGGAGGCTTTCGGGGTCGTGGGCGGAGTAGAGCTGCGCCTCCGCCCCGTTCGGCCACAGCAGCCGCCGCCGAGACGCCTGCCACGCCGGCTTGCGATCCGGCGGGGCGCACGCCATCACGCCGCTCTCGCCGAACACCATCACCTCGCGCGTCTGGTCGATCGTCTCCCCCACCAGCGCGACCCGTCGCGCCCGGCCGGCCGCGAAGGGCGTCGGCCCCTCGACCATCCCGCGCACCCATTCGGCGCCGGCGCGCGTCTTGCCCGCGCCCCGTCCCCCCAGCACGAGCCAGGTGTGCCAGTCGCCCGCCGGCGGCAGCTGATGCGGCAACGCCCAGAAGTCGAAGAGCCACGGCAGCGCCTGCAAGGCCGCCTCGTCGAGCGCCTCGAGGAAGGCGTCCTCACGCGCCCGAGGCCCGGATGCGAGCCAGAGTGCGCCGGACCGACTCTCTTGCGGCGTCGAGGTCGAGCTCACAGGCAGCAGGCTCGGCGGGGTTGCCATGTCGGGCTCCATCGATGCGGTCTCGTTCGCGGGCCAGCGTGCCGACGGCGCGCGCCAGGTCGGACGCGATCGTCGACAGCTTTCTGGCATGGACCGTCTCCCCGGCATTCGCCTCCGCGAGAAGCTCGCCCATCTGGTTCCTGATCGCTTGGAACGCGTGCACCGCCGCCGCGAGGTCGCGCTCCGCCTGTGCCGCCAGTTCCGATGCGGACACGGGCGCGCCCTCGTCCGCGGGCTCGCCGCCCTCGGCCGTTTTCATCTGCACCTGCCTTTCCGTTGAAACGGGGCCGCCCGCGCACGCACCATGGCGCGCGCCGGACATGAAAAAAGCGGCGCTCCGACGGAGGCCGCTTGCCCATTTCTCCCAGTATGCCAGATTTCTACTCTAAGGCGTTCGGAGAGTCAAGCGCTAAATTCAGGGTTGTGGAGAAACCCGTCTCCGCAACCGCGCTCACTCCGTGACGGTCTCCTGCCGCTCGCGCTCGATCTCGCGCCAGCGGGCGACGTTGCGGTTGTGCTCTTCCAGCGTCCGGGCGAAGGCATGCCCCCCGGTGCCGTCGGCCACGAAGAAGAGATAATCGCTGTCGGCCGGGTCGAGCGCCGCGGCGATGCTCTCGCGGCCAGGATTGGCGATCGGCCCCGGCGGCAGACCCTCGATCACGTAGGTGTTGTAGGGCGTCGCCCGCCGCAACTCGCTCTGCCGGATGCCGCGGCCGAGCGTGCCCCGCCCCTCCGTAATGCCATAGATCACCGTGGGATCGGTCTGCAGCCTCATGCCACGGTTCAGGCGGTTGACGAAGACCGCCGCCACGGTCGGCCGCTCCGCCGCGAGCGCGGTCTCCTTCTCCACGATCGAGGCCAGCGTCAGCGCCTCGAGCGGCGTGTCGAGCGGCAGCCCCGGCGCACGGGCGGCCCAGAGGTCTTCGAGAATCGCCGCCTGCCGCTCCTGCATGCGCGCGACCACCTCCGCCTTGTCATCCCCCAGCCGCACCTCGTAGCTGCCCGGCGCGAGGCTGCCTTCGGCAGGCACCTCCTCCACGCCGCCCTCCAGGATGTCGAACGATTTCAGGCTCTCCACCACCTGCCAGCTCGTCACGCCCTCGGCCAGCGTCACCCGGAGCCGCGTGCCCGGCTCCTGCAGGAGCGCGTCGAAGCCCGCGGGCGTCTCCTCGGCGCCCGGAACGAAGCGCGCGGTCTCGACGTAGCCCTGCGTCGCGGGATCGAGGTCGCGCACGAGCGCTTCCGCGGTCGTCACGCCGATCCGGAAGTTCACCTCCGTGCCGCAGGTGCTCGCCCCGCTCGCCGTCACGGCGTTCAGCACCTCTTCCATCGACGCCTCGGGGCCGACGACGAAACTGCCCGCCTTCAGGTCCGCGGCGCGGTCCGTGTAGTCGGCAGCCAGGCGGAAGATGACCGCGTTGCTCACCACGCCGCGCTCGGCCAGGCTCTCCGACAGCCGGGAGACGGTCATGCCCGGCGGCACGTCTATGCACACGGCCTCTGCCGAGGGTCCGGGGCCGCGATACTGCTGCTCGCCCCAGATCAGGACGGCGACGACGCCCAGCAGCAGCGGGATCAGCAGGGTCAGCGCGTTCGAGGCGAGCGAGCGCGCCATCAGCCGGCCCACCGCGCCAACGCCAGCGTGGCGTTGGTGCCGCCGAAGCCGAAACTGTTGGA